GAATCAAAGGGCAAATATACTCTTGACAACCCAATGTTATTTCGTTCTACTACTTTGATGGATCACCTGGGTAGACCATATGACATGACAACTCTTAAGGATTGGTTGTACAATAGCGATAAAAAATCTATCAGCATTCCACGCAGTCATGTTGCGAGTATTGTTGAACCATCAGAAAAATGCAGAACAATGTATTTTCAACAACTTACTAATCTTTCTGCCGTTTCTTCTGAATTGGTAACAGAGAAAGACAAAGCAGAAGTAGAAAAAGAGATGGAAGAAATATTCAATGAACTATTTGAAAAGTTTGGCAACGACGGCGAAGAACTAAATTCAAAAACTGCTCCATTTGCTAATGAAGAAACTGAAATTGGTATGGAAAGGATGGATGGAAAACAAATGATCTATATGAGCATGGTTTTCCCACCCGAGATGATCATGAATCTAATAACTTCTGGTATTCTTGATCCTCGTGATATTCAAAAGATGATCAAAGAGATTAAGAGGAGAAATAAATTCACAGGCGATGAAATGGAAAGAAAAGATTTTGGTAACAAGTTTTCAGATTGGAATCCGGATCCTAACTCTGATGATTATGCGTGAAGAGTACTCAGAGGACCTTAGAGCTCTTAGAGTATAGTTACTATTACCCTTTTCCATAACCTACACAGACATTGTAATGAGGTTGTCAAGCTTTGTCAACCAATTTTTTAGAAGATTCTTGATTTTTATATAATGGAAGATATACTAGTAATACTATGAGAAAGAAAAAGAAACCAAAGCAAAAAGAAGAGTTAGAACCAGAACCAGAAATAGAAGTAGAAGTAGAAGAAACTACTAAATCATTAAAACATTATGTTGATAATCAGCGTTTTTGTAAAGAAATGATTGATTGGAAGAAGTTGGTAAAAGAAGCAGAAGAGTGTGATGAAAAGCGTCCTCCCGTTACCGATTATATTGCCGAATGTTTCTTAAAGATTGCTGAACATCTATCCTATAGACCAAATTTTATTAACTATCCATTCCGTGAGGATATGGTAGGTGACGGTATTGAGAATTGTCTTCTTTATGCTCATAACTTTGATTCAAAGAAATCAAAGAATCCCTTTTCTTACTTTACCCAAATAATATACTACGCTTTTCTACGCAGGATTGAAAAAGAAAAAAAACAAGCGTATATTAAATATAAGTCCTTGCAACTCAATGATCCAGATGGTAAATTTGTAAACTGGTTGAAGGAAAACCAAGGATCGTCAACTTACAGCGAGTTTCTTCAAAAGACTTTTTTCTTAAGTGAATCTGATATTAAAAATCTAGAACCAAAGGAAAGAAAGAAAAGAAAGAAGAAAAAGAAGAGTAAGTCTAATAGGTTATTTTAATGAAGATTGCTGTTATAAATGATACACATTTTGGAATTAGGAACGATTCACCTTTTTTTTTAGATCAGTCTCTTGAATTCTTTGAAAAAGTATTCTTTCCTTATCTAAAAGAAAACAACATTAAAGATGTTATTCACTTGGGTGATCTTTTAGACAGAAGAAAATTTGTAAATTTTAATACTCTTTCTCAAGTACGAAAGAGATTTTTCAAACCCCTGATTGATAATAAAATCAAGACATATATTACTATTGGTAATCATGACACTTATTACAAGAATACCAATAGTTTGAATTCAATTAATGAATTGTTTTTTAATGAATCCGAATATATCACGATTGTAGAAAAACCTACTGCTATAGATTATGATGGGTTGTGTATTGGAATTGTTCCTTGGGTAGCAAGAGATAATGAAGCAGATTGTTTATCATTCATAAGAAAATGTAAATGTCCAATTATTGGTGGCCACTTTGAAATTAGTGGATTTCAAATAATGAATGGGGTTATACACCCTATGGGACTAAACAAGTCAATATTTGATAGATTTGAACTTGTATTGTCTGGACATTTTCACCTAAAACAAAATAATGGTAATATACATTACCTCGGCACTCAATATGAATTAAATTTTGGAGACATGAATATTCCAAAGGGATTTCATGTTCTTGATACTGAAACCAGAGAATTAGAATTTGTCAAAAATCCTAACAAAATATTTCATCTAATCAAGTATGATGATGTTTCTGAAGAGGGATCAAAAAATATTATAAACATTGATTTTAATCAATATAAAAATGGTTTTATCAAAGTAGTAGTAGCAAACAAATCAAAACCTTTTGGGTTTGATAAATTTATTGATGCTCTTTATTCTTTAAATCCACAACAACTTACTATTGTTGAAGAGTATCAAGATAAAAATAATCCTATTGATATTGACATATCAGAGGATACAATATCTCTTATAAATAAAGAGATTGACAATTTTGATCATGTTGAAGATAAATCAAAATTGAAAGTTATTATTAAAGATTTATATATGGAGAGTTTAACAATATGACACCAAATGAAACACCAAAGGAAAATTCACAACCTATATTTGCAATCGAAGAAAATAAAGTATTAGATACTCAAAATTTGAATCCAGTAAGAGTATCTCATAGTAATTATTTTGGAAAATTTGATTTTAATACAAATTCATTTCCTAGAAAGGAAAAATTTTTATCTAATACCTACATTGGTAAATCATCCATAAGTGGGTATGGAGCTTTTGCTTCTAAAGATATAGATGTTGGCGAATTGATCGAAGAATGTCCAGCACTGTTACTAGATACAACTTTTCAAAAGAATAAAGATTGGGTTCTTCAAAGGTATGGAATGACCTGGGATTGTAATTGTGAAATATGTAGAATAAATGGTAAGACTATAGCGTTGTTTGGTGGAAATGGTCTTTTTTATAATCACTCCGAAAAACCCAATGCATACCTTGTTCAAGATTACCATTTGAAACTCTATAGATTCTATGCATTAAGTTCAATAAAGAAGGACGAAGAGATAACTTGGTACTATGGTGCAGGTTATGCAGAAAGATTGAGAAACGAGAAAAACAATCCTAATGCAAACAACGTCCCTGAAGGTATGCAAGATGCGATAAATTCGATAAAGTTGGGATATCAAGTATATTCTCAACCAAATACTGGGGTTTCTTCGAATTGTCCTTGTAAGAATAAAGAAGAGGGCCATCTTTCAGGCCTAGGCCTGCCTTGTAAGAATAGAAAGAAAGCAGTTCAAAATAAAACAACAGATGCAGTAGAAGTAGTTGCAATTAAAGAAAATGTTACATTTTGGGAAGCTGCCGAGGCATCAACTAAAAGATATGAAGAAAGAATTAAAAATGGAGAAAATGTACCTGTTTTTAGATTAACAGATATTCAATCTTCAAATATTACAATGAAGGACGATGATGTTGCAGTAATTTTTGATGCGATTGATAATAATAATTTACAACAATCATTTAATGAATCTAATGGGTCTGAAAATACTACTCCAGTTTTTAGATCTATGGTTGTCCCAGAAAAAATTTTGAATGATTAAGTTTTCTAAGGTAAGATTTAAGAACTTTGGTTCTTTTGGTAATATCTTCACGGAACTAGTACTGGACAAAAATAATACCACTCTCATCTGCGGAAGCAATGGGAGTGGTAAGTCCTTTGCTTTCTTGGATTCTATTACCTTTGCTCTTTTTGGAAAACCATTTCGAAAGATAAACATCCCTCAGTTAGCAAACTCAATCAATTCAAAGAATTGTTTAGTAGAGATTGAGTTTGCTAAAGGAAATGAAAGTTATCTTATTCGTAGAGGATTGAATCCAAAGATATTTGAGATTCATCGAAACGGTGAACTTCTGAATCAAGATGCGAAGAGCGTTGATTATCAGGCAGTTCTTGAGGAACAAATAATTAAGATGAATTATAAGACATTCACACAAGTTGTGATTCTTGGTAGTTCGTCTTTTATTCCTTTCATGCAGTTAAATGCTGCTGATCGTAGAGCAGTCATTGAAAATATTTTAGACATCAATGTGTTCAGTTCAATGAATATGATCTTGAAGGGGAAAATGTCTGCACTTAAGGAATCCTTGAAAGAAATCACCACTTCTATTGAGATTCAAAGGGAAAAGATTCAGTCTAGAAAAGATTTGATTTCCAATCTTGAAAACAAGAGCAACAAGGATATCGAACACATGAATCAAAAGATTCAAACGATTGAATCTGAAATAACTGAACTTCTAAGTGAAATAACCGAACTAGAAATATCTATGGAATATATTGCTTCTAGCATTTCAGACAAAGATAAAGTTTCTAAGAAACAATCAGAAGTAAAAATACTGAAGACTAAGATTGGTACTAATCTTTCTGCTCTAATAAAGGACATAACTTTCTTTACAGAAAATGAAACATGTCCTTCTTGCTGTCAGTCTATTACTAGAGATGTAAAGGAAAATGAACTACAGAAGAGAAACAAGAAGAAAAGCGAATACGAAAAAGCAATTTCAGATCTAGATAATACTATTGATGAATATGATTCTAGAATTAAAGAAATCAATGACATTGCTATGTCCCTACAAGACACAAATTTGAAGATTCTTCAAAAGAAAACTTCTATTGATAATGGAAAGAAGTTTCTAAAGTCTCTTGTAGAAGATCTAAAGAAAGCATCGACCTCTTCTGATGAAATCGTTTCAGAGAAGGGTAAACTACAAGAGATGGAAACTACTCTTGCTGAATTGGAGTCTAATAAAATAGAAATGAAGTCAGAAGAGCATTATTATCAATATGCATTTGATCTTCTGAAAGATACTGGAGTAAAGGCAAAGATTATCAAGTATTATTTACCCTTTATGAATAAGTATATCAATAAGTTTCTAACATCTATGGATTTCTTTGTTCAGTTTATTATTGATGAGGATTTCAATGAGACAATCAAGAGTCGCCATCGTGATGAAATGAGTTACATGAATTTTAGTGAAGGTGAAAAGATGAGAATAGATCTGGCACTTTTACTGGCCTGGCGCGAGATTGCCAGAGCAAAAAATAGTGTGAATTGCAATCTTTTAATTTTAGACGAAGTTTTTGATTCTTCTCTTGACAGTCTTGGAATGGAAGAACTGATGAAACTTCTAAACGCAGTCAGCGATAAGTCAAACATTTATGTAATCAGTCACAAATCAGATCAGTTAGTAGATAAGTTCCAAACTACTATATCTTTTGAGAAGAAGAATAATTTTAGTAGAATGCTATGAGTGACGAATTAAATCCACCACCAGTAATAATGGAACATGATGGATTCTTGGTAGTCCGTGATGACCTAATTGATGGTGGATCTAAGACCAGATTTATACAACCTTTAGTTAAAGATTTTGTTGGAGATGAATTTGTTTATGGTTCCTCTCCTGCAACTGGGTATGCTCAGATATCTTTGGCAAGAGTATGTAAGCATTTCAATAAGAAGTGCATTCTATTCATGGCGAAAAGAAAGATGGAGAATCTTCATCCTTACCAGTTGAAAGCAATATCCTACGGTGCTACAATGAACTGGGTAGAGAACGGTATGTTATCTGTAACTCAGAAAAGAGCACGAGATTATGTCAACGCAGATCCTTTTACTCGTAAATTGTTTCCTATTGGGTTTGATTGTCCAGAGGTATTGGACTCCATACGGGACTTGGCTCGACAACTTCCTGTTCAACCGAAAGAGGTCTGGACGGTAGGTTCAAGTGGAACCCTTACAAGAGGTCTTCAGGCCGCCTGGCCTGATGCTGAGTTTAATTGTGTTTCTGTAGGTCATAAAATGGGGGCGAAGGAGTTGGGTCGGGCATCGATGTTCAAGTGTGTCATTCCTTTCTTTCAACCCGTTACGGCGGGAGATGCACCACCCTTTCCTTCCGCCCCCACATATGACGCTAAAGCATGGGCATTTATGAAACAACACGCAAAACCGGGTGCTCTATTTTGGAATGTCGGTGCATGAAACCATTTTATGAACGAAATAGTTATGTTTTGAATGATCCAATCAATGTTTTCTATGAGGACATTGTTTCTATGTCAGACTTAGAGTTTGAGCAGTGGGTTATTCAGATGCGTAAGGTAATTCTCAATGTCTGGGATACCCACGGATGTCCTCCGCGTACTGGAAAGAACGAAGACGAAATTATTGACGAGTTCAACAAGATGGTAAGTTATCCCGTCCACCTGTTTGAATTTACGGATGAACTCACAAACACAAAAGATGTCATAATCAATAAGAGTCGAATAGGTTCTGAAGCAGATCAGTTCTTCTCCAACATGTATAAAACACGAATTAATTATAGTGAGAATGATACAGGATATTCCATCTATGATTTGTTTGCAGACGACATATATCTTCCTAGAATGATAAAGGGTGCCCGGCGCCACATTCGTAGAGATTCTTTCTATAACTTTGCTCTTTCCGCTATTAAGAACGACGCAAAATACTCAGTGATATCTGTTCCTAGTGGAGACGAGTGGATGCAGGCATACTTTACCAATCCAGAGATCTTTAATGGATATGATTTCATTCTGGAAAAGAATAAGAAGAAGAGTGGATTGAATAGTGGTTACTTTCAACTTGAGCAGTCCAAGATACTAACACTTGATAAAGATTTGATTAATAAATGGAAATCTAAACTTTCGTATCGTCATTATTCAACATTTGAAATAAATAACATTGAAAGTGACGACGTTTTCCACATTCGTGTCTATGAAAAGGGACATAAGGTATTTCCCAAGTGTTTTCCTTCGTTTAGAATAGGGTATATTCAACCGGCGGTAAACTTCCCACCTCTAACTGCAAAGTTTCTTTATGAAAAATATACTTCTCACATTACAGGAAGCGGCCTACTTAATATTTACGATCCTTCTAGTGGGTGGGGTGGCCGTCTTCTTGGTTGCATGTCTATGTCTGATCGTGTTCCTATACATTATATCGGAACTGATCCAAACAGCGAAAACTGGTTTGGTGAGAGTTCGTCAAAATACCACAACCTAGCAAACTTTTACAACACAAAGACCTATAGGGGTAACTCTTTTTTTAGTGATACTCATACCTTTGAGATGTATCAGCACGGATCAGAGGAAATAGGTAAGCACATGAATCTAAAAGTTGATCTTGTTTTTACTTCTCCTCCATATTTTAACAGAGAAGCATACTCAAACGATCTAACCCAGTCGTATAAGAAGTTTTCTAGTTATGAAACTTGGAGAGATGGATTCTTACGACCGACATTAGAAACTTGTGTTAGGTGGTTGAAGAATGACCGTTACCTTCTTTGGAACATTGCTGATATTCAAGTGGCAGGAAAATATCTACCACTTGAAAAAGATTCAAGAGATATTCTTGAGAGTCTTGGAATGAAATATGTTGAAACAATGAAAATGGCAATGGAAGGTATGCCTGGACAAAATAGATTAGACGAAGACGGTAAACCAAAATGTAAAAACTTTTGCAAAGTTCAGGGTACATACTTGAAATATGAACCAGTTTTTGTATTCTATAAAGACTAATGGCGAAGAGAAAAACATTTGAAGAACCGACTCCTGCTCCCTCAGTAGACAAAAAGCAGTACGAGTCAGAAGTATATACTGCCTATAATACTTATAGGGGTATTAGTACATCCAAAGATCACAAGAAGTGGGTGATCGAGTATGTTTCTAAGGAAAAAAAAGATCCAAACATTTATTCTCGTGGTAAGACCAAAGAGTATAGTCCATATGGCATCTGGGCAAGAATGCTCAGTCGAAATATATCTATTCCCTCAACCGAAAGAAAAGTATTTGATGAGTTTCTTTCCAGACTAGAAGTTAAATACAACGACTATAAGAAGACAAAGCAAAAGTCAATTGAGGAACGAACTAAGAGGTTTGCCGATACTCTATGCAAGCATCTGGTAGATATCAATATTTTTGTCGATGAATGTTCTACTCTTATTCAAAGAAAGAAGAAGAAAGACATTGATGTAAAGAAGTCTTGTCAGCGATTTGAAATTACTCCTCCTTACTACTCCGAGGTTATTTACTTTATTCAAGAGAAATTGAATGAACTGTATCTGGCGAGAGATAGGAAGGATGAACAATTGGTGGAAGGATATTCTTATTTTACCAAGTCTCAACTTTTATCTTATATCGAAATACAGGAAGAACTGATCAGTTTTTACCAGTCTAAGATTGTTGAAAATAGACAGAACCGTAAACCTAGAAAGAAGAAGGTTAAAACAGCACAACAGATTGTAAATAAGGTAAAGTATCAGGAAAAGTTCAATTCTATTGTTTCCTTGAAACCGGAACAAATTGTTGGGTGTTCTTCTGTATTGGTTCTAAACACCAAAACAAAGGCATTTATTATATATCGAGCAAAAGCAAATGAAACTTTGTCTTTTAAGGGAACAACTCTTCTAAATATTGATGAGGAGAAATCTGTAGGTAAAAAGATCAGAGGATTTGAAAAGTTCATGTCCAATAACAATCTTCAATCTATAAACTTTAAATACGGAGAAAATCTTTTCTCTTCACTTAATACCAAAGAGTTCGTTCCAAAGGCTAGAATTAATGAAAATTGCCTGTTTCTGAGCATACACAAATGAGCGAAATTGACAAACTAAAATTCGCAGGTGAGTATAGAAAATACGATCCATACGGCCGTCTAATACAATATAAAAAAGGCGATACTGTTACATTTAAAGGCATTAACTATACTGCAACAAGATCTATAATTGGAAATTCTCCTATTTCAAAAAATAGTGGATGGGAAAAACTAACGTCTACTTCTACATTTTATTGTCAATCCACAGAACCAGAGATATCTTTTGAAGGAGATCGGTGGTTCAATATAGATCTAGGAATTCTTTACACAAGAGTTTGTGATACTGATGGACTTCAGTGGGTTGCTACTTGACTTCTTAATTTATTAGTGATATACTATTTACATGATTTTGCTAGATAATAATCAGATCGTTCTTGCCAGTATTTTTGTTGGTCTAAAGAATAATCCAAATGTTTCCGAAGATCTAATTCGGCATCAAGTCTTAAATTCTTACCGCATGATTCGCCGCCTCTTCAAGGAAGAGTATGGTGAACTTGTTATATGTCAAGACTCTTCAAATTTTTGGAGAAAGAAGTTCTTTTCAAATTATAAGGCAAACCGATCAAAGAGTCATGCCAAATCTGATTATAATTGGGATGAGATTTATAGAATATTGAATATCGTGCGCGATGAAGTCCGAAACAATTTTCCATATAAGAATATGTTGGTAGAGAACTGCGAAGCAGATGATATCATTGCCATTCTTGTGAAGAACTACACTCACTTTGAAAAGATTGTCATTGTATCAAATGATAAGGATTTTCAACAACTACAAATTTATCCTGGCGTAAAGCAATATAGCACAATGCGTAAGGAATTTTTAGAATGTTATTATCCACGTTCGTTCCTTGCCGAACATATTATGCGTGGAGATTCGGGTGATGGAATTCCAAACATTCTTTCAGATGATGATGTTTTTATCAATGATGAAAAGCGACAGAATCGACTCACATCAAAGAAGATGGAAGATATGATACAGGTTGCTCCTAACTTCACAGAAGATAAACTTCTACGAAATTGGGAACGGAATAGCACACTTATCGATTTCATAAACATTCCGACAGAAATCGAGACTCGTATTTTGGATGAATATGCTAAACCTACCGTTGTATCAGATAGGTCAAAGGTTCTCCCCTATATGATCAATAACAAGTTAAAGAACCTTATTTCGGTTATTGAGGAGTTCTAATATGAAAAGAGATCGCGGCAGAGATAGAGATGAACGGCCACTTCGACGTAAGGATCGTGGTTCAATTGACAAGGAAAATACTTCCCGCAAGAGAAATATAAAAAAAGATTTGCAGGAGTATATTGACAGCATAAATGCTGGTGAGTATGATGACGAGTTAGATGATGAATTTGAGGATAAATAAATGACAACTACAACAAACAAGATTAATTTTTCTAAGGAAACTCTTTCTATTCTAAAGAACTTTGCAAGTCTGAACTCAAACATTCTTGTAAAGCCGGGTAATGTGCTTCGTACAATTACTCCATCAAAGAATGGTATGGCAGAAGTAAAGGTATTAGAGTCTTTTGATACTGAATTTGGTATTTGGGATTTGAACAAGTTCCTTGGTGTAATTAGTCTGTTCAACAATCCAAATTTTGAATTTCATGATAAGTATGTTATTATCTCTGGTGATGGATCGCAGAAGGTTAAGTATTACTACTCAGAGCCAAAGTTGCTGACCACACCAACCAAGAAGGTTAACATGCCAGACTCGGTGGTATCCGCAACTCTTTCTGGTGCTGACTTTGTTCAAATTCAGAAGGCATCAGCAGTAATGCAACTTCCTGACCTATCCTTTGTAAACAAGAATGGATTAATTATTGCAGCAGTTACCGATCTCAAGGATCCTACTTCAAACAATTATGAAGTTGAAGTCGGTGATTATAATGGAGATGCAAACTTTAAGTTTAATTTCCAAATTCAGAATATCAAGTTGCTTGTTGGTGATTATGAAATCAACTTTGCAAAGAACACAGTTGCCGAGTTCAGTAATGTTAATACTGATCTAGTTTATTGGTTTGCGATGGAATCTGGCTCAACTTATACTGAGTGATCATGCAGTATAAAGAAAATGAGTTTCTGTGGGTGGAGAAATATCGCCCACAGACAATTGAAGATTGTATTCTTTCCACCGAATTGAAGAAAACCTTCATGGATATGGTGAAGAGGGGAGAACCCCAGAATCTACTTCTGTCTGGTACGGCGGGTATTGGTAAAACTACCGTTGCCCAGGCACTTTGTAGAGATATTGGTGTAGATTCGATGGTTATCAACTGTTCAGAAAATGGTAACATCGACACCTTACGCACAGATATTCGGCAGTTTGCGAGTACCATCTCTCTATCGGATGCTAAGAAAACGGTTATCTTAGACGAGTTTGACTATTCAAATGCACAAAGCATTCAACCTGCTCTTCGTGGTGCAATCGAAGAGTTTTCTAACAATTGCAGATTTATTATCACCTGTAACTACAAGAGTCGAATCATTGAACCGATTCACTCTCGTTGTACCTGTATTGAGTTCAAGATTCCCCAAAATGAAAAGCCTGCTATGGCACTTAAGATGCTCGGCAGGATCAATCATATTTTGGAGAATGAGGAAGTAAAAGTCAAGGACTCTGCCGTTTTAGCACATCTAATTGCGAAGCATTTCCCAGACTTTAGACGGATTTTGAATGAACTTCAAAGATATTCAGTTTCCGGCATAATTGACGAGGGCATCCTTGTCAATCTTACAGAAGTTGATATGAAAGCACTTGTTACCTCTATGCGTAATAAGGACTTTGCAGGGGTACGGAAGTGGGTTGTAATGAACCTAGATAACTCCCAGACGGAGATCTTCAGGAAGGTCTACGACAGCATGTATGACTTCCTAACCGCTCCTAGCATCCCTGAAGCGGTTCTGGTGCTTGCAGAGTACCAATACAAGTCTTCCTTCGTAGCAGATCAGGAAAT